CAAGTAGTGAAATTACTGAAGCCTTAAATAATGATAGCTTTAATATACAAAACGGATGGAGGTTACCACAATGAAACTAACAAGACAACACTTCGAGTTTATCGCTGATGAGTTCGCCCCTTTGCTGGGGTGGGCTACAGACATCAAGACAATGACCGCTGCATTGAAAAGAACTAACCCTAACTTTGATGCGGATAAGTTTGAGAAAAGAGCTTACAAAAACTGGGAAGCAAAAGCAGAGAGAGAAGGATTGTATCATGGGTAATATGGAGCAACTAATGATTGAAGAACTAGAGAAAAAATTTAACCAAATGATAACAGGTTCAACCGAAGCTAAGCGCACAACAGATAAGACATTCTCTACATATTTCAACAAAGATAATACAGCGTTTGAGGCTATGTTTAGATTAGATGATGATGGAGTAATGAACTATCATTATAGAGAGGTTCAGCACGAGCCTGAGTTCACTATGATTTCATTCGGTGCTCATGCAATAGATGAAACTAAAAAAGCTGTTGATGTATTCAATGAGAATGTAATGGCTCATGTTGTTGCTTGCTTAGAAGAGATGGCAATAGAGGATTACTGGGAGTGGCGTCAAGAAACTGGGATGGAGTTTCATGAGTGCGTAGGAGGTAACATGTAATGACAGACTCACAAACAAAACAGATAAGAAAACATCTTGAAGATGGTAAAACAATTACCTCACTCGATGCATTGATGGAGTATAATTGCTTTAGATTATCAGCTAGGATTCATGAGCTAAAGCAAGAAGGATTAAACATTCTAAGGGAAGACATAGTATTACCTAGCAATAAAAGAATCACAGAATATAGATTGTAAATGAAAGCCCCGCTTAGAATGGAGGAACTAAGCGAGGGTCACCAACCACATGTAGGGAGACATGCTGTTTAACTTACATCAGTCTATAATATTGCAAATAAATATTAAAAAAGCAAGAGGGATTAAATGGAACCAGATGAATTAAAAGAACACCGACAATGGATTGTTCTACAGGTCGCAGTGATGAGAGCCAAGTTCTTTACTCACTCTATGCAATCAGATGTCTATAAAGAATTCATGAGATCATGGGCTGATGCGTTGCAAGACTACACAAAGGAAGAGATTTCTAAAGCAATAGCTCAGTACATAATTGAGAGTCCAAAAACTACACCGAATGAGGGACTCATTAGACAAATGATAATTAAAACTAGGCCAAGAGCTAAGGCTGCACCCAAACAACCAGAAGTTATAAGAGATATACCTAACCTAGATGAGAGAAGAAAGTTAGTTCAAGAAGTAATGCAACAGTATAAAGTTAAGAGGGTTCCATAACCCCCCCTGTTTTGGAACTAAATATACGTTAATAAAGATGATTAATTAACGTATGACCACCCTTGCAAATACTGATGTTATGTAATAGTAATATATAAAATGGAGGAAGTAATGGAAAGAAAAGGTTTTATTGGTGGCTCTGATGCCGTCAAGATAATGCGCGGTGATTGGCTAGACTTGTGGAAGATTAAGACAGGTCGAGTTGAGCCAGAGAATTTAGATCATGTGCTGCCAGTGCAGCTTGGTATACTAACAGAGGATTTAAATCTCTCTTGGTTTGAGCGTGAAGAACAGATGACTGTTAGTAACAAACAATTAAAAATTAAAAAAGATTTAGATGGTGTTCCAATCACAGGTACGCTTGATGGTATGGTTTATAGTAAATCTATTATAGAAGCTAAACATACTAATGCTTTTAGTAATATGAAAAAAGTATCTGAATATTATAAAGCGCAAGTTCAATTATATATGTGGTTAGCTGAAGCAGATAATTGTTATCTCTCTGTTATCTTTGGTAATCACAAATGGGATTGGTCTATAATAGCATACGATGACGGCTACATGGCAACAGTATTAGATATGATTAAAGAGTTCTGGGTATATGTAGAGACTGACAAAGAGCCAGACATAAACAGAGGAGAAGACTTTTGAATAAACATATGGAGTTATGGGATAAGGTCAGCAAGACTGACCCTAAGTATACTAAAGCAGTTGGCTTTGGTGCGCGTAAGTTTACAGCTATTGACCCACAGTATCAGATAAGAAGTATTACTGAGCAGTTCGGTCCAGTAGGAATAGGTTGGGGTTGGAACTCAACAACAGAATACATTCACTTTACTAATGGTGATGTAGCTGTGGTGTCAGGTGTATCAGTATGGACACACGCAGACGAGAAGAATAACTTCGGACCATTCAATGGCTGTCGTAAATTCTTTGACGCTGGCAAGGGCAGACTTGCAGAAGATGCACCCAAGATGGCTATCACTGATGGCTTAACTAAAGCACTATCACATTTAGGATTCAATGCAGATGTATTCTTAGGTGAGATGGATGGAAATAAATATGCACAAGACCAGAAAGGAAAAGGCAATGACTCAGATTGGTAGACCGCAATCAGATAATAAAAAGATGATAGCAATTAATCTATCTCTACCTCAAGCAATGCTTGAAGCAATACAAGCACAAGCAGATGCTATTGGGGAATCAAAAGGTATGATAGTTAGAGCAGCTATTAGACAAATGTTTGTAACGCAACAACTACAACAACAGGGGATTAACAATGACCGAGTATGATAACACAAATAGAGGTGCAGCTTTCCAACCTAGAGACACATCAAAGATGGTACTCGAGGGCAAGCTAAACCTAGAGGGTAATGATAGAAATATTATTATTGTAAGTGACACCACACAAGCTGGCCAAAAGATAATGAAGATGTATCAAAAGGTTGGTGCTATGTTTACCAATGATAAGGGTGACAATGAAAACAGACCAGACTTTAGCGGTAACATGGATGACTACGCTACTAATAAAGACATGCGTGTCTCAGCTTGGACTAAAGAAAAGGATGGAAAGAAATGGTTATCTCTTAGTATTGAGGAGAAAAAAGGAGCCGCACCACTACCAAATGTTAATCAACTAGACGATGAGATACCATTTTAATATAGGCTTTTAACGGTACTATATTAGCCTAGGAGAGTGCGTCATGATCTACGTAATATATAAATGCGTTGTACCATATCTAGGATCGCTGTAAGCGCACTCTCTTTAATTCTTTGTGGGTTTTTAAGTAGGTACTTAAGTACTCACACACTAAACGGAGGAACAAATGAAAACAAAATACTCAAATAGTTTAATATATAAAGCACATTATCTAGCATTTAAAACTGATATGGATAACAAAGCTATAGCTAAGAAATTAAAAATAACTAAAGGACAATTACGCTATGTTTTGTATCAACATAAATCAAAACCCATCCTTGACGAAATGTATATAGAAAGGATTAAACAAGATATAGAAGACAGTGATAAATTATTAAGGAAAGAAAAAGAACTTACTATCACTGAAAGTTTCTTAGACTTCTTTACTTTGGAGAAATATAAATGACTTCTTCACAACATATAATTGACAGACTTAAAAGAGTAGCTAATATCATACAGCTAGATGCGCTTGAAAAACAAAGATCAGCAGTTAGGAATAGAGCAAACGAATTGTTAGCTTTAATAATTTTATTAGAAGAAAAATTAGAGGAAGAAAAAAAATGAATCCAGAACCAATCTTTATATCTCGGAGAGACAAAGTCTTATACGAAGCTAATCAATTAATTAGTAAAGATAGAAACACTCAGTACGGTGATCCACATATTAACATGATGATGATTGCTAGAGCTTGGTCAGAAACACTTGATCATACTGTACAAACGTGGCAAGTACCTATTATGTTAGCGCAAATGAAACTAGCTAGGATATCAAGCGGTGGGTACAAAGAAGACTCAATCGTAGATGCTATAGGATATCTAGCATTAGCAAGTGAGATGAAAGATAAAAACGTTCCCGAATTATAAAGATGAAACTTATGTTACTGGATCTTATTCAGAAATCATCGAGCAGATGGTTGATCATAGAGGCACTCTTGGTATATCTCAGGAAGAGCTTGCGGATAGAATCGGGTGTGCCTCTTCACTCATTCACAAATGGGAGCAGCACAAGCGAGTACCTTCTGGGTTCTTGTTTACGTGCTGGTTAGATGCACTTGGCTGCGAGATCACGATCAACTTCAAAGAAACTTAGGCAGCAATCCGCTACATGCGAGGCGTGTGGTATTGTATCTGATTTGTTCTTAGCTATACTATCTAACATAGAACCAGTCAGACATTACATCATATGTTTAGACTGCTATCAGAGGGACACATGGCAAACAAAAATAAACTTAAAGGAACTTACCACGAAAACTGGTTTGTTAAATGGCTCACAGGAATCGGCATCGAAGCAAAGAAAGTACCCCTCAGTGGTGCACTCGGTGGTGAATACTCAGGTGACATCCACCTCTTTATCAAAGGAAGAAAACTGGTGGGAGAAGTAAAGTATAGAGACAAGTCTAGTTTCCCTAGCCCATTCACAGTATTAAAGGGGAGAGACATAGCATTCTATAAAAGAAAAATAGGTAAGCCACAGACACTAGTAATATTAAGCGGCGAAGAATTTGAAAAACTAATGGAGAAAGATAATGAAAGCAACACCACAAAAATTTAAAATATCAGTAGAGCAAGAAATACTTTACGGTGAATGGATGAAAAAATCAGCCATCGAGATGGGGCAGGAAGGTAAGCTGCCTAATATGAGCATGTACCAACAGCAAAACCAAGACAGCCTAACCAAACAAGAGCAAGCTTTTCAAATAATAAAAAAGAATGGAGTTACAAACGCAAAGCAACTAGCAGATCAGATGGGATTGAATAGCAAAGACCACGCTAGAAATTTTATTCAAAGATTAATAAGAGATGGTAAGATTGAAAGAACTAATAACCCTACAACAGGTTGCTATCCATACAAAGGATATAGAGTTATTGACTTTAAAAAAGCATAACTCTTTTTATTGGTAGTTAAACTTGTCTTTAACTTTAATGCACTGGCAATCTATAAAAAATAAATCACCGTTCTTTTTTTTAATAGCATTATCCATAGCGTAGACAGCAGTCTTTATATTAACTTCGCATCTTTCTCTGGTTGTTTCTCTAACAGGTGGAACCCAACTGTGACAAACATCACCGCTAGAAAATGTAGCGCAGTATACCATAGCCATAATCCACATTATAAACAAACCTTTATACGACTAACTTCACCCTCTTCTTTATGGTAGGTAATGCCTTGCATCTGTGATCTACTACTGTAAGCGTGGCTAGCTGCATAAGAATCCTTACCTGTTACAGCTCTGAGTTGCTCAACAATTACACCACCAATCTCACGCATCATTGTG